CAATAACAGATCCTATAAATTATTTTTATATACAAAGTTCAAGTTCTGCAACAACAGGTGGTGTATCAGGTGGTGGAGATAACTGTTCAGCAGGACCAGTAACATTAGAGGTGGTTAACGGATAATGGCATACACTTTAGATAATTTAAGAACTGATATTAGAAACTACACAGAAGTAGGAAGTAATGTTTTATCTGATACTGTATTAGAGAGAATAATTAAAAACGCAGAATTAAAAATTCATAGAGCTATTGATACAGATCAAAGTGTATTTTACGCTACTTCAAATTTAATTATAAATAATAGATATGTAACAATACCTGGTGATTTAAGATTTATAAGATACGTTCAATTAACAGATGCAGCAGGAAATCAACACTATTTAGAACAGAGAGATACAAGTTTTATAGCAGAGTATTATTCTACACCAGGCACCACTTCTGTGGATATACCTAAATATTATGCTAATTGGGATGAAGAGTTTTGGGTAGTAGCTCCAACACCTGACAGAACTTACGATATTACATTGGCTTATGACAAAGAGCCAGATACTATAACAGATACAACATCAACTCCTGCCCCAGCTACAGCAGGTACTTATTTATCAAATAAATACTCAGATCTTCTTTTATATGCGTGTTTAGTAAATACATTTGGGTACTTGAAAGGACCGCAGGATATGTTACAATACTATCAAGCTGCTTATAATGAAGCTTTAGAAACGTATGCTATCGAACAAATTGGTAACAGACGCAGAGACGAATATCAAGATGGAGAGGTTCGTGCTCAACTTAACGTTAAATCCCCATCAAGTTATGAAACTAAATAGGAGAAAATAAAAAATGGCAAACGTAGTACCTTACTCATTCGCACAAGAATTGTTAAAAGGAACACATAATTTCCCAACTAATACTATCTACATAGCGTTGTATGAAGCTGGATCAGGAGCACCTTATTCAGTTTCAGATACTGCTTATAGTTCAGGAACAGCTAACCAAGTTTCTGGAACTGGTTATTCAACTGGTGGAAAAGTTTTGCAAAATGGAACTGTTGCTAACCAAACAAATGTTGCAACTGTGACTTTTGATACGATATCGTGGACGTCAGCAACTTTTGGTGCTGCTTATGGAGTTCTATATAACAATTCATCGTCTGATAAGTTAATCGTTGTTCTAGATTTTGGTGGAACCAAGTCTTGTTCAAACGGAACATTTACAATCACGTTCCCAAGTACAAGTTCAAGTGGACCAGGTGCAGCTGGAACAAATTCGCTTATCAGTATAAGTTCGTAATAGGAGAATAAAATGGCTTTGGTTTTAAATGACAGAGTAAAAGTTACAAGCACAACTACTGGCACAGGTGCGTTTGCACTAGGAGCAGCAGCAACAGGTTTTGAAACTTTTGCACAAGGTATAGGAAATAATAACACAACTTATTATTGTATTTTTAATCAAGGTACAACAGAGTTTGAAACTGGACTTGGTACACTAGATGGATCAAGTGCAAATTTAACTAGAACTGCAGTTATCTCCAGTTCTAATTCAGACTCAGCTGTTGACTTTTCTGCAGGTACAAAAGATGTATTTTGTACTCTCCCTGCAAGTAAAACAATGGATATGGTATTAACAACACAAGGAGATATGCCATACGCATCGGCAGCAAACACACCTGCACGTCTAGCATTAGGATCCGCTGGACATATTTTGCAAGTTAACTCTGGAGGAAACGCTCCCGAATGGGCAGCATCATCTGGAGTAAGTTCTGGATTCGTGATTGCTATGTCAATTGCGTTATAGTATAGGTAAATTATGGCTCAAAATTTTAAAAATTACATTCAAAGAAATATAGGGACATCAGGAGTAGACCTTTTAGGTGGAGCTACTAACAGTATTGATTGTTTAATTAGCGTAAGATTAGCTAATACTACAACTTCAACAATAACAGTAGAAGTTTATATTGAAAGAGGTGGATCTAATTATTTTTTAATTAAAAATGCGCCCATAGTTAGTGGTGGATCTCTTGAACTTATTGATGGAGGCAGTAAAATTGTTCTTGCTTCTGGAGATCAACTATATGCTAAATCAGATACAGCATCATCTTTAGATGCAGTGGTAGGCGCAGTAGATGATATAAGCACGTAAGGAGACTCATGGCTTATTTAGGAAACTCACCAGCAAGAAGCTTCATAAGTTTTGAGAGACAAGTATTTACAATCGTAAACTCTCAAACTGCGTACACTTTAGATCATTCCGTAACTAACGAAAATGATATTAGACTTGTAATCAATAACGTAGTTCAAGAACCTGGATCAGGTAAAGCATATACTGCATCAGGCACAACTCTTACACTATCCGCAGCGTTAGTTAATGGTACGGACGAAATGTATTGTGTATTTCTAGGTAGAGCGGTGGGGACAGTTAATCCACCAGTAGGATCTGTAGCGTCAACTCAATTAGCTGCGGACGCAGTTACAAATGCTAAAGTAGCCTCGTCTGTAATTACAGGACAAACCGCAAAAACATCAATTGCTACAGACGATTTAATTTTATTATCAGATACTTCTGCTTCTGGTGCATTAAAAAAAATGACACAAGCAAATTTTGTGGCCGGTGTTGGTGGTGCTATGACACCAGCTTTTGCAGCAACACAAGCAAACACAGGATTTACTGCTAGTGCAGATAGTAAAATAGCTTATGCAACAGAAATTTTTGATACTGATAATTGTTATGACAACTCATCTAATTATAGATTCACACCAACAACTGCTGGAAAATATTTTGTATTTGCCAATATAGCTTTTGATGCTGATAGTGCTTATGCAAGACACCAAATTAAAATTTATAAAAATGGTTCACACCATGCAAGATCACAATTAAAATTAACAAGTAGTTATTTTGCAGCTTCAGATACAGCAGCAAATATACATTATGTAGTAGATATGAATGGATCTAGTGATTATTTAGAAATTTATGGTTTTTTAGATCAAAATGGAGCAACACAAAATACTGCTGGTTATGGAGTATTTGGAGCATTTAGAATAATAACATAGGATAAATTATGGCAATAAGTAAAGTAGGATTAACAACAGGAATTACAGGGACACTACCAATAGCAAATGGTGGTACAGGTGCAACTAGCTTTTCACCTGGTAAAGTTTTGCAAGTTGTTCAAGGCACAACATCTGTAACACATACTACTACAAGCACAACACCTGCTGATACTGGATTAACTGTTGATATTACTCCAGCATCTTCATCTAATAAAGTTTTAGTAATGGCTAGTTTCCCAGTTAGATTTTATAAAACTAGCAACTATTATGCAAACGGTATGTTTAACCTTAAAAGAGATACTACAAATATTATTGCAAGATCAGGGAGTAACGTTCAAGATTTTGGTGTAGAAGCTGGAGCTTTAGGATCTAGTAGTTATGTTTCAAATCCAATTAAAATGCACATGCAAATACTTGATAGTCCAAGCACAACAAGTGCAACTACTTATAAAGTTCAAGCTGCAGCTTTTGCTAGTACTTCAGTTGAAAGTATGTGGAATAGTCAACCTGGACATATAATAGTTATGGAGGTATCAGCATAATGAGTAATAATATTGTTAGAGCTATAAAAGCAATAAATCCTGATGCAGAATTTAGTTTTTTTGGTGAAGATTTAGATACTATTCAATGGAGTAAAGGAACAACACCTATTTCAAAAACTGATATAGAAGCTAAGATAGCAGAGTTACCTACTGAAGAAGAAGAAAAAATTGCAAGAAAAACAGATGCAATTTCAGGAGAACAAAAACTCAAAGATTTAGGATTAACTGACGCTGAAATAAAAGCATTAACAACAGGAGCATAAGCATTTGAATTTTAAACAAAACCATAATATAAAGAATAAGGAGGAAAACTATGGCATCACTATCAAGCAAGGTCAGAGAATATTGCGCTAATAACGGCGTAGCATCTGTTGACTTTACCACGGACGTTTTACTTCAGGATGACTCGAACGGTCAGGGCCCTTACATCAAGGAATGGAATATTTCTGGTGTAGCGCAACCAACTGACGAGCAACTGAATGCTGTGGACTCTGCTGCTGATTTATCTGAAAGACAAAACACAGCAAGAGCTAATAGAAGAAACGCCTACGGTGATTTGGGTGACCAGCTCGACATGCAGTACCACGATTCTGTGGACGGCACTTCTACATGGAAGGACCACGTTGCAAAAGTCAAGACTGATAATCCAATCCCAACAGAATAAAGGAATTAAATTATGGCTTACGTTGGAAAAGCTCCCCAAACGGGCGCGTATCAAATTTTGGACGACATAGCATCGTCTTTTACTGGATCAACACCAGGACCGTTTAACTTAACGGTTGGTGGGACCGCTGTGCTTCCAGGAAACGAACAAAGCTGTATTATATCTATTTCGGGTGTCATTCAGGATCCGGCTGCATATATTATTTCTGGTTCTCAAATTACTTTCACATCAAACCCTTCGAGTTCAGATACTTTTTTTGGAACCGTGCTCGGTAATACTTTTGACATTGGTACACCAACCGATTCATCGGTGACTGCGGGAAGTTTAGCCTCAACATTTTTTATAAAGAACGCTCAGACATTAACATCATTGTCAATGGCGGGCTCAACAAACGGAGCGATGGTTGGACCAGTAACTATTAGTGGTACGATCACGATTCCATCAGGGAGTACATTTGTAATTTTATAATGAGCACATTAGAAACAAATTTAATTCAACCAAGCACAGGCACATCTTTAACAATTGGTGCTTCAGGGGATACTATAACTATTCCATCTGGTGCAACAATTACAAACTCTGGAACGGCCTCTGGATTTGGTGGAATTACAGAGGCAGATCAATGGAGAATAAGTGCTAATCATTCTGGAGTAGGAGTTCTTACTGCAAATTGGGAAAGAGTTGATACATATTCATATAGTAAATTAGGAACAGGAATGTCAGAAAGTTCAGGCATATTTACTTTTCCATCAACAGGAATATATAGAATTGATTTTTATGCTTCAGCGCAAGTTACTGGAGGCACTACTGAATATTTAAGAGCTGACATAGATCACACAGAAGATAATGGCACTTATAATACTGCATCAGTTAGTTATTGGAGTGGTTATGCAGGTAGTACTTATGGTAATATTTCACTATTTTCTATTTTTGATGTTACAAATGTTTCTACACATAAAGTTAGATTTGAATTAGGACAGAATCAAG